GCGCATCATGGATCATTGGTGCAGGCATGACCATGGGCTGGCCAGTCATAGGGTCCACAGTTGTGAGCTGTGCTTCATCAATGGCAGGGTCTGGATAAGACGTAATGATCTTGACCTCGCCACCAGGCTCTTGCATGAGCATTTCAAGGGTCTGGTCATCGAGGCCGGTGTACTCTTCAATCCGGACCTTCTCTTCATCTTCCCACCAGAATTTGGCTATTCCGCATTTGCGAACTAATGCATCCTTAAAAATTGCATAGGTCGTCAAAAACCCATTGTTGTCATTTTGGAAAATGTAATTAGCGTAATCGGTTGCCTGCTGGGCCATCTTCACATCTTCGGGTCCCCTAGGACTAAATTCCACTACATTCTCAGAATTAAAGAAAACGCGCATTAGGCTGGGCAACATGGCCGAGACAGTGTCACGCACCTCCATGGCCACCACTTTGCTGTTACCTTCGACCTCATTGCCAAATAAATCACCGCGATAGTATTCAGTCCCTTTGGCGCGTGTGGGGGACAGATCACTGTCCACATAGCTGATCGCGTCAGTTAAATCTTGGGTGATGATGGCTTGCAGCTCCATTTCATCCATTGGCTCTTTGGCTGCAATGTCGGTATTGATGGCGCTGGTGATGTCTTGCTCGTTCATGGGGAATCCTTTTGTATGGCTCAAATCAATTCTAATTGTGAACAAACAGAATATGCGGCAGTTTTACCACCAAAATTTCTTGGTCGTCTAGTAAGATATCTTCAAAATAGCTTGCATCTCCAGCATAGCCTTTATCTCGAAATCCAACCTTTTTAGCTCTGTCTGTCTTCACAACTGCTGCGCTTATGTCAATTGAATTGCGCTGATAACTTGTTTCAAAGTAAGAATAAGGCGGCAAATCTCTACCGCCAGGGCGGTTGTGGGAATGCACCATGTCAAACAAAATGACATCAGGCTGCCCAGTGGCCACGTTCAAAATCTCCACCGCCTTGGGGATAAAGTAATTATCTGCATTGGTCAGCAGCAAATAATCGCCCGTAGCCTGTTCAATCCCAATCTGCCTCAAAGAATGTCCGTAATCGTTAAATCTAGACTCTGTACAAAAATACTTGATTTTCTCTGGCATTTGCTTGGCCAGTGGCCGCATTGCCTGCTCAAACTCGGTGCTTGGCCCATCGTGAATGACTGTAAGTCGCCAGTTGTCTGCGCTCTGATTTATCCAAGACTGGACAAACACCCGCATTTCATTGGTGCGCTCATAGGCCACCGCGAATACATCAATCAAACCATGCCCTCGCATATTCGGGTCGATTCTCTTTGAGCCATGGCAGCGCATCCTCATGCAGCTGCTTGGCATTCATGCCAATGGTGTTGCTGCCAATGTGGTGGACATAGCTTGCACTCACATAGTGGCCATAGCCTTTTTGGATTAAATCCATACAATGCACATCATCGCTGTACCAGTTTAAGGGGGGAAACTTTGCCTCTTCAAATGCATCACTTGATATCCATGCAAAGATTGGGCTAACCTCTTGGACCAATTTAATGTGGGCCTCAGAGGGGAATTTGTAGAAACTCAGTCGCTCACCAGGCTGACAAATGCGCACATTCTGGCCAGACCTTGCCGCATCACTTCGAGCCGCCACCCACCCAGCTTTGTAGCTATTCATGGTCCTGACAATGGCCACATCTTCTAGCAGCACCTTGACACTGGTAGGTGTCAGCACTATGTCGTCATTGGCCACAATGCATGATGACCAGTCCTTGAGCGCTGCATCAATAACCTCGTTGTAATCCTCACCAAAGTTCCTTGGCTGGCCAAAGAGTTTGTAATCGGCATCAAAACGCTCAATCACCGACTCTGGGCCGCGCAAATAGACCGGACACTCTGGCGCGTATTGCTTGATTGACTCCAGCAATACGGCCAGACCTTGGCCTTTGACAGTGGCAATGACAATCGGACAAATCATTTCTTGGCCTTGTTCCTGGCAGATATCGCAGCTGCCTTAGATTTGGCATCGGCCTTGGAGCTTGCGCCCCATGCCTTCAATGACAGCAGCAGCCTAGTCGGCTCACCGCCCTTCATCTCAGGACCAGGCATATTGCCCATGCGCGCCAAGAAACTAGCGCGTCTTGGGTTATCGCCAGCCTTGACTGGCGCTTTCAAGTTCATGCCCTCGGCCTTGGCACTTGCCCGACCCTTGGCATTCAAACCACCAGAGGGTGACTTGCCCTCTTTACGCTGCCAAGCCGGTGTCTTCATTTCTTTTTCACTGGCTTGGCGGTTTTAGCCGCTGCTTTAAAGTCTGAAGCGCTTGGAGCGCCTTTGCTACCAGGCTTGCGCATTTTTTCTTTGCTGCCAGCAGCAATTCGAGCTTGTTTTGCATGAATGTTTGCATATAGTCCTTGTTTCATTTCTCTTCTCCCTCTTCATAGTTTTCAGATTCTTCACCCTCTTGCTCACCAGTGTTCGGTCCACCGACCACCCATGCATCGCAAGTTCTGCTTGCTGCGCACTTGAAATCAAAGATTTCGCAGTAACCCAGATCAGCCAACTTAATCGTTCCCCATGGGTCGGCTTCCATGCCAATGCCCTGGGCAATGCACTCTTTCAGCTTGTCAGACACGTTGAATGCCGCGCAGTTACCGCACAGGCTTTTCTTTGAGTCCTCAATGCTCACATCCCACTGATCTGACTTCTTGCGCCAAAAAGCCTCATTGGGCAGTTTGGGATTCTCAGGACCATAGGCCGCGCTGGTGATTGCCTTGGCGCGGTTTTTCAAATTCAATGTAATGTCTTGCGTGGGCAATGGGCAGTTCTCGCCTGCGCTCATGTCCTCGCCCTCTTCCCTGTCCATGACTTGCTCCATGGTGCGTTTTAGCGTGGCCATTATTTCTTACCCTTGTTTGTGGCTGTGCGCTGGCCGCGCATGGGCATGGGGCGGCTAGAGAGCGCAATCGCCATGGCCTGCTTGGGACTCTTGACAGTCTTGCCGCTAGAAGTCAACTTGCCAGCCTTGTACTCTCCCATCACCTTGCCGACCTTCTTTTGTCCTTTGGTCATCATAACTTTCCCCTTTGGTTGTAGATATCCGAATTATGCAACCCTAACTAGGTTTCTGCGCAGGGGTTGGGACCACTTGCTACTACCCGCTGACCCGTACATCCCCATCACCGCATCACTGGCAAATGTCAGGACAAAGGCATCGGCCTTGTCAGGGCTTGGCAGGCCGCGTCTCTTGATCTCGTCTTTCCCCTCAATAGCAATTTTGCCATTGCTGGTGAAGTTGTAGCGCACTGTGGCCAGCTCGGCAATCAGCACCTCATCCTTTGGCATCTTGCAGTCCCGCGCCTCAAACCAAGCCCTTGCCCTGTACCAAAGCTCTGCCTTCAAGTTCCTATACGTTCCACCCATGGCCGGTGATTCACTCACATTGATCCCTCTGGCCGGTAGCCCCAGCTCTCTGAGCCGATCCACCACCCCAGCGCCTAATCCAATCGAATCGACCAGTATTTCCTTTGGCTGCTGACTGGGCGGCAGCGCCTGATACTCGGCCACCACCGCGCCAGTCAATTGCATCAGGTCCAAGTTTTTCCATGTCCGGATATTCTCTGTCACCGCATTTCCCTGCCTTTTGCACAGGGCTGACCGGTCACTTCCAAACCGCGCCACATCCAAGCCCCAGATCATGGGCGCATAGTCACTTGGCGCAACATCCCGATTCACCGCACTCTCCAGCAAATCCATGGCAATCACAGTGTCGTCATCGCCCTTGGGGAATTCACCAATCACCCTGATCCGATAGACGTTACTCTCTTCCCCATAGCGCATGGCCATCTCTTTGACGTACTCATCACTCACCCGTGGCGAGTCAGTGCAGGCCACTTGAAACGTAGTCCACTCATCGGCCAGGCGCGTGTGCGTGTCATAGAAAAACCCACTAGACCTCACCGGATTCCCCAATAACAGCGTCACCGCGTTATGCCCAGACATACTTCCAGCCGCGGCCTCAAACACTTGCTCTGGCACACCAGAAGCCTCATCGGCCACCAGCATCACATTCTCACTGTGAATCCCCTGCAAAGCCTCCGGCTGCTCGGCCCGTGATGTCCTAGCACTGATAAACATCTCAGTGGGAGCCGCATTGAATTCAATCCTCTCTTGCTTGACAGTGAGCAGCCCCTGCAAAGGCAATGGCATCGCATTGATCCACCTCTTCAGCTCCGCAAACATCGCGTCATACAGCTGCGAACTCGTTGGCGCTGTCACCACCACCTTGACCGGAGACCGCGTCATAAAGTACCAGAGCATGGCCCAGCTGCTGGCCGTACTCTTTCCCACCCCGTGGCCACTCCTAACACTTATCTTCCTATCCCCACGGGCAATGGCCCCAAGAAACTTCACCTGCCACGGGTCAGGGTCAACCCCCAAAACCTCCCGCACAAATAGCACCGGATCAGGCTGATACCTCTGCACCCACTGGCTAAAAACATTTTCTTTCATAAGTGAATCGTCTCATAGATGGCCCAAGCCCGAGGACTCATCGCCCACTTATGCCCATCCAGCTCATCACTTCTCACCAAAATCAAAAGGTAATACGTCATCGCCAAATCAAACCTCTCCTCATGTATCGCCTCAATCATCCTGATCCTCAAATCCAACATCACCACCGACAAGTGCAGCGCTGTCAATAAATCAGTCATCTGGCCATCTCCTTTAAGTTCTGACTAGTCACCCTATTGGTCCAGCACGATGCACAAATCCACCTCGATGCACTCATCTGCACACCACCCTCCGGCAACCTCTTCTCTTCACATTTATTACATAGCCGTAATTTATGGCCATGCATATTGCCGTTCAATCGAATGTGATTGTTTACAAAGTTACTCTTCACTGGGGTATTTTCTGCACTTGATTATTTGGATGAGTTAACCACTTATCACCCAATATTCTTAATGCCTTAATATACTGTCTCTGATTATGTCTATTGGTGCTAGTAGGCACATAATCGACACAAAATAACTTTCTCACTTTAGTCAATATACATATATTCATATTATCCCCACGATTTGATTAATATCCACCCATGCGTGTAAAGCAGTATGCCCGTCTGGACTCATTAAAGTGCAGAAGACTTTCCCGTCTTTAGTCTCGGTAGTGTCGATCACAATCCACTCCTGACCTTTGATGACCACTGTCGCTTGCTTAGATTTCATTCGTTTACCCCGTTGTTTGTGAAGTTGACATTTTTGCACAATTTGACTTGTTTGGTAAATTATTTTTTTATTTTTTAGAAAATTTCTTTGGTAGGTGTTTAGTGCCGCCACAGTCGCCCCCGCCAAACCGGCCATGGGGGGGTCGCGGCCACCGACCGCCAGCTGGCCACCACCGACTTGTCCACGAATTTTGGCCAACCTTATCCACAGATTCCTGTGCATAAGTGTCGATGTAATACTTTGATGCACTTAATTCTGTGGATATCTAGTTGTCCACTTAACATAATGGCCATTGTATAAAGTAGCTGAATGCTTCGGTATTCATTTATGCAGAATCGTCTAGTGATACGACAGTGCGCTTGCGCAGGGCATCAAGGGCCATGCTTCCTAGGTCGATATTGACCAGGGGTTGCTGCTTGTCTGAGAACTCTTCAGAGAGCTTACTGGCCAGCCAGCGCCTTGTATCAACCCGTAGCTTGGCCACCTGCGCCTCTTGAGGTGTGGCCGCGTCTGCAATATCGATGGTTTGCTCTGCTAAACTCTGTCCTGCGCGCACACGGGCGCGCGCGTAGGCGGCCATGCGTGTCTCGCCTCCTTTTTCAACCCATCGGTCAAAGGTTGTATTCCCGACCTCCAATAGCTTGCACAGTGCGGAGATTGTGCCGCCACTGGCAATGAATTCGATTACGGCATCTTCACCACCAAATTTGTGGATGGCTTTGTTGGCCAGGCTAACTTCGGTTTTTCGGGTTTGTGCAGCTGCAATGTTTGCAGCGCCTTGTTCGGCTATTTCAGTTAATGTGTTGCGAGCCATTCAGATAATCCTCAATAGTTTTGATTGCTTCGGCAGCTGATCTGGCGACCACTGACCGATACCCTTTTGCATTTAACTGCAAACCTATAGCGCTTTGCTTGCTTGAAACCACACCGGCCTTGGTCTTCATCTCCACAAACAAGCCATGAAACCCATTTGTAGGCTCCAAGACGCAAAGATCAGGCATCCCTGCCAATACCCCTTCACTGTGCAGTCTGACGCGCTCTGAGGCTGTTCTATCGCCTCCATTGGGTATTGCTGCAATGATGATGTCTGGATAAAACGCTCTGAAGTGCTGCACCACTTTGACCTGGTCAATGTGTTCAGTGTTTTTTCTTTTGCGTTTTAAGTCAACCACCATTCAGATTCTACAGCCGAGGGCTTGGTCTGAAACATATGGCATCGGTGCTTGACATCGGTTGGGAATGTGGCGAGGCCAGTCTGGCTGCACTGATGTTCGGACCATGTGACAGTTGCCCATCCATTTTTGACTTTTGCTTGGTCAAACATCCACTGGAGTGGTTTGGCGTTGACCTTCCTGTGCCTTTCCATCTGCTCTGCTGGCATGGACAGGCGCTGCTCCACATTTACCGCTTTATTGCACTGGTGGCAGAAAACGCGGTCATCTTCCACGAATTTCTCTAATCGTGGATAACCTGTGGATAACTGCGTAACTTGTTGAACCATTGCTTTTCTCCAAAAAGGGTGAAAAGTAAACAGGTATGACCAAAGGAAATCTACCGCTTTACCGCTTTACTTTTCACCATCACAAAACTTGCCAGACTTGCCTGTGGATAAGTGGGTCTAAGGACCCCACTTATACCAACAGAGCCAGCCATTGTCTAAACAGGTATACCGCTTTACTACCGCTTTACTACCGCTTTACCGCTTTACTTTAATTGAACCCATCCAGAGCTTACTTGGTCCAATGCAAAGCGCTGGAAGATGGCAGCTCCCACGGCCCGTCTGGAATAGCTTTGGTCGGCCATTGGCACAACCTGATAGATGTCAGCCCACTCCAACTGGTGCATTGATTGCATTTCTTTTGGGACACTTGGCCTGCCGGAGCCTCTGCGCATGATGACAGCGCCTTTGGCGTTGATGATGGACTGGACAAAGTTGCAGGCAGCATCTGCTGCATCTTGGACTTGTTGTTGTTTTTTGTCGTTCATGCGTTCGTTAGCTGCCTGCCTTCGGTCATCTTCCGAGGACATAGCTGGAACGACCAAGAGCACCATTTGCTCTTGAATGAGGCCATCTTCATCGAGCACTGTGTCGGCAAAGACATCTGAGTTGAATTTGATTTCTCTAAAGTTGGGCTGGTATCTTGTTTTAACCAGGCGCATATAGCGGGTCTTAGTCTCATCTTCAAACAGAATGCCGGTGAGGGTTGCATCACCCGTGAATGCACTTGCACCACGGGCTGTGGCATCTGAGTCTGACTTTGATATTGTTTTATTCGTGTGGGTGATGATGCAAACTGGCGTGTCCAGTTGGATGTAAATGGTCTGCTTTAGGGCTGCAATAAAGCTACCCACTTCTGAGTTGTCATTCTCATTATCAATATCCATGGTGGCGTTGGCTGTATCAAGTACCAATAATGGCCGGACATTATCTATTGTGTGGTGAATCACATTATGTGCAAGCATAAGCAAGTCTTTGACATTAGACCTCTTGGCATCGATGATGACAAACCAATCTGATAATGCTTGTGGGCTAATCCCATAATGTCTGGCGTATCCGGTTAATGTTCTTTCGACTTGGTCCGAGTCTTCAGTCACTATGATTGTTTTGCGCTTTTTAGTGGCCGTGAGTTGGCAGTCCTTGGCCTGTAAGCCTGCCATGACTAGGCACAAAGAGATGATGGCCGTGGTCTTACCAATGCCAGGCTGACCGGCCAGCACCATAAAGCTGTGCGCCCAAAAACCTTTGACCATGTAGCGGATGGGCTTGATCTGGCCAATGGCTAGAGTGCGCTCTGGCCAGCCTTGTGGGGCATCGGTGGCCACTGGCGCATTGATGACAGCTGCAAAGTCTTCCACCGCGCTTTTTCTTTCGGCCTGCTTTGTTGGCGGCTCATAGCCACAGTCCTTTGCGTGTTTGTAGAGTGTGCCAAGCCCCACACCTTTGCCCTGCTGAAAGCTCTTCCAGTGGGTTTCTATGTCCTTGGTCCCTGCGTACTTGTTGCCTGCCATGGACCATGTCATCCATGGGCCGAGGCCGTTCTCACCGAATTCTGTGTGCAGCGCTTGGCCCAGCTCGATCCACTGGTCATAGTCACAGTCTGGGGAAATATGGTGCAAAGCCTTGACCGCACGATCAAGGTCGCTGTCTTCAAGTCTTGAGCCTAATTGGGTGAAGTCAAAAGATTGTGTGGCAATAGCAGGCTTTGGCTCTTGGAGCTGGTGCTGCTCGATGACCCCCCAGTCTTGGAGCAAGGCATAAAGGTCCACCGCCTCTTGGAATTCACCGACCACCGCATTGCCACTAAGTAGCACTGACTTGCCTGCACTGTTTGGCAGGCCAAATACCTCCAGTTCTTGGCCACCGCCAAGTTTGTATTTGGGCAGCACCAGGTCAGACTCTTTGGGTGGCTGGACCCATAAAAAGACATGACGGCCACGGCCAGAGACTGACACTTCGGTCAGCATTTGCTTCTGTTTTACATACTTGGCCATGCGCTGGATGGCCACGTTAGTGGGGCCAGAGGCGTGTTTCATGTCCACATCAAGGCAAACCAAATAGTTCCCTGATGCGGAGATGATGGGGCGCTGCTGGACTAGGCCAAGATATTGGCCATGTGGGCATGAGTCCATGGCCCAGACATCTTCAGCGTTGTAGAGATCGCTTGGGTCTGTATCACGGGCCACACCTTGGCCAGACCTCTTGTAGGGGATTTTTTTAGAGCCTTGCAGGGCAAAGGTGCAAAACACCGCATCTGGGGCCACAGCGCCTATTTTGCAGGCCACAGTCTGGGACTGGGCAAATGTATTGTTTTGGGGTGTTTCAGTTATGATGGCCACTGAAATTCCTTTAGTTGGGTGTTTCATTTGTAGTTGCCCTTGAGTTGAACTTTGGCCTGGTAGTGTTAACGCGCTGCCAGGTCTTTTCTTTTTGGGGGCGTGAGGTTTGGATTCTATGCTTGCCAGATAAAAGCCAAATTGATCACACTGGACCAAAAGGCAATCAGCACGGCCAAAAGTAAAACCCAGACATAACCTGGTCTCATTCCTTTGCCTTGACCAGACTTGGCGCAGCACTCTTCTCACCGACTAGGTCTTCGCTCACTTCGACTCCGAGTTTCAAGACAGCACTGGGGCTTTTGAGTTCCCATGCTGTAGGCGTGTCTTTGAATGCTTCCATGACCAGCGCCTCATCTTTCCAAAACTTTGTCTTACGGCCTGCGCGCATGGCCCAGCCTTGGATGGCTTTGCCTTCAGTGATCTGAGCCTTGGCAGCAGACTGCACAGAGTCGGCCCATGCGGCCACCAGCACAGCGTTGTCTAGCATCTCAGGGGTAATGCTTGTGTCAGGCTTGAAATCGCTTCTGGCGACTTCTTGAACCTTCTCACGCATGGATGGGCAAATGGTCTTAGCTTTGCAGTAGCGGCAGGCATCAACGCTTGGGTGGGTTGGTGCATCGCCTGTGAGCGCCAGCTCGGCTGCCAACTGCAAGCGCCTGCCGTGCAGTTCCAAACGTAGGCCAGACACTGTCCACTTGCTGTGGCCAACCCGTGGCTGGAATATGTGCATGGTGCAAGTGATGGTGCTTGGCGCTTTGAGCTGGCGCATTGCACCAAGGGCATAGGTCAGCAGCTGCTTGTTGTCTGTGGCATCCACGGCCACTCGGCCAGTCTTCAGATCAATGACATGAAGATGGTCTCCATCGACCAAAATGGCATCGGCTGTGCCACCAAGAGCCGGGTGCAGGGACTGGAGGCCCTCATCGAGATTGACCTCAATCAGCTTTTTGCGTGGGTTTTCGACCAGAGTGTTGACAAAGTTGGCATAGCCTTGGGCCATGGACAGATGGTCAGGATCAGTGCCGGTGGGGATTGCACCACCGCGCAGAATGATCTCTGACAGCTCATGGATGGCTGTGCCAATGGCCGCGGCCTCACCGGCTGGCTCATAAGGCATGAGGGATTCGAGGCGATAACTGCCTGGGCATTGCATGAATCGGTCGGTGCGTGATGCTGACAGACGGGCGTGTTTTCTAACTTCATGATTTACTAATGCGTTCATTTTTAATCTCCACAAAAACAGGATATGGTTTCTTCATTGGGGTCAAACATATCTTTTTGCTCTGAGGCAAACTTGATCATTTGGGCATAACTTGGGCGATCTGATCTAAAGACTGCCCCCGATGGGCGAGAGGCCAGGGCCAGGGCCTCCATCTTGGCCCACCAAACTGCGCGTTCTGGCTTTTCTTGAATAAGACTTAACACTTGAGCGCCTCCTTTCAAAAAGCACAAATCACAATTGCCATGCATAGTCACGCCATTCATGTTGGGCAAACCAAGATCAAAAGACTGCTTTTTCCAAAAATCACCGACTGTTTCTTTGGTCACGCCAAGTCTGCCCAGGGGCGCAATCTTCTCTTCATGCTTGCCATAGTCTTGATTGCCAATCTTGGCCAAGCGCCTTTGCTCATCAGCTCTGATGCCGAGCATTGACTCCCACTCGGTCCAGCCATTAGCCTTTAAATACCGATGAATGGTCCTAACTTTGAGTTCGACAGTGCAAAATCTTGACACTGGATTTGGCAAGTAATTGCGCTTTTTGATAAGTGCTTCAAATGGCTCACCATCTCGACTGGCTGTCTCAAAATTGACCTGTCTCCACCGGTCTTTTGTTTCTTCAGCATCAACATATTCCAGCCAAGTAATTGGCACGGCCCAGTTGTCTTGGCAGTCTTTGACAAATTGCAGGGTGGCCTCATCCTCTTTGCCGGTATTCGCAAAACAGACTATTGCCTCTGGTGGCAGGCTCATCTGGTGAGCCTCTAACACCTTGTAAAGCATGAATGCACTGGTGCGACCACCAGAGAAGCTGATGCAAGTGGGGCTGTCAATTTGGTATGGGTTTGACATGGCTTCCTCAAATAATCTGATTCACGACATTCATTTTCTTCAGCACCTTGGCCAGCACATTGTGGTCGAGGCTTGCTTTGATGGTCAGAATGTAGATGACGGGTGGAATGCCTGACTTGTTGATGTTCTCAACCCTGCTGCTGGCCTGCTCTAGTGCCGAGGTTGACCAAGTGCATTCGACAAAGACAATCGTGTCGGCAGCAGATAAATCAATACCCTCGGACATGGCGGCAATGTTGCCAATAATGAGCTGGGTCTGGCCGGTCTGAAAGTCTTTGAGCGCTTGGTCGCGCTTGGCCCGTGATGTATCTCCCACCACAATGACCGGCTTGTGGGTCTTGAGTTCATCTTGCAGGGCTTGGACCACATCCTTGTGGTGCGCAAAGACCACCACCGGCTCATTGGCCTGGAGCAAATCATCGATAAATTCACTGGCAGCCTTGACCTTGCGCATTCCGGCTTCCCGCATGATCTCGGCCAAGCCTTCAAAGGCCATGAGCGCGTTGGGGTTGGCCATCAAGGCATCGGCATCAAAGGTCTGATCTCGCTTGTCATTGGCCAGATCAAAGGTGATCAGAGAAACTTGTGGGTCTTTGTAGTCTTTGAAGATGGTTTCTTTTTTGCGTCTCAGCACATGGGGCTTCATCAGCTCTTTGAGTTCGACCAAGTTAGACGCGCCACTGGTATCTAGGCCCCATGGCGCATTCCACATTTTTGCGTAACGGGCCGCAAAGTCGTACCAGCCACCCCTGTAAATGCCAAGGCCGTGCAGTATGGGCCACAGCTCAATGGGCCTGTTTGGGATGGGTGTGCCAGACAATGCATAAACATGGCCAACTTTCTTCATGGCCAGCATCGCGGCCTTGGTTCTTTGGGCTTTTGGATTCTTGATTCGGTGGCACTCATCCAAAACTAGAGTGTTATATCTGTCCAAATCCGTTTGTGCATATTGCAAAACATCGTAGTTGATGATGGTGATATCTGCTGAATTTGGCAGTGCAGCCTCGCGTTTTCCATTGACGACATGGACTGAAGTCTTGGGGGCGAGCTTGGCAAATGCAGATTCCCAAACTGTCTTGGCAATGGCAGGGCAAACGATCAGGGCGGGTAGGTTTTCAAGTGCAGCAGCTGCTGTGGGTAGCGTCTTTCCAACACGGGGTTGGTCGGCCAGTATGGCCCTGCGCCTAGACAGCAAGAAGAGCTTGGCCTCTTGCTGATGGGGGAATAACTGCATTTCGGTTTCCTCGTTTTAACTTGAACGCATCTTAACTGACATTTGTGCTAAAGTGCAATTTCTGTTTGACGACAGAAACGTAAAAACCTAAACCCTTAAAAGGAAAAAACCATGACCAGAGTCGTAACCGGCAAAGTTCGTTTCTCATATTTCTCAGCTTTGACAGCTCGTAAGAATGAGATGAACGGCAAAGAAGAGTTCTCAACGCAAGTGCTTGTCCCTAAGACAGACACTGAGACTGTGAACCAATTGAAAGTGGCAGCCAAGGCCGCATTGACTGCAAAATTCGGGGACAAAATCCCAAAGACTGTCAAGAGTCCCTTGCGTGATGGCGATACAGAAGTGAAATCTGATGGTGGCCCATTGGGGCCAGAGTATGCGGGTCATTACTTTTTCAACACCAAGTCAACAAGCAAGCCTGGTGCAGTGGATGCCCATGGCCATGACATCTTGGGCAGCCAAGACATTGTCTCTGGCGACTTTGGCCGAGTGAGCTTGAATGCCTATGCTTATGACCAGGCTGGCAACAAGGGTGTCTCGTATGGCTTAAACAACATCATGCTTTTGGCCAAGGGTGATTCGCTTGGTGGTGCAAAGCCATCAGCTGCCAGTGACTTTGGCGTGGTGGCCGGCAAGAGTGCGCCAGCTGCTACCGAGTCAGTCGACAGCGACTGGTGATTTGTCGATCAGTTTGTTGAGCGCCAAGTGCAATTGATTGACTGATGTCCACAATGGCTCCACAGTTCCACTCAGCCACCGGCTGACTTGGGACTGCTGGATGCCAGCGGCCTCGCACACCGCAGCCATGGTGATCTTGTGAGCCTTGGCCCTTGCGCGTATTGTGTGAATTGATTCCATGGCCGCATTCTAATTGCGGTTTATGTATAAAAACAACATGGACAGAATTAGTTCTTGCAAGATAATTGATTTCTGTCCACAATCGTTTGTCCATATCACTTAAACGAAAGAAACCAATGAAACCCGAAATCAAAAACCTTATTCTGGATTGCTTGACAGCTGCTGCCATTGGCGTGGGTCTGGCTGCTTTACTTGTCGCATGGTGGTCAATATGAAATACCCATCTACACCACAATGCCCCAGGGGTCTTTTTGAGTTCAAGGCCATCATTGAAGATGTTGAACTGACTTGCTTTCTGGAATACAGCCCAGAAGAGAAAGGCTCGACAGATTCTTATGGCTCACCTTATGAGCCTGATCTTGAAGAGGGCATGATGCTCAACAACGCATACATCTTTGGCACTGATGTGGACATTGCCCACATGATTTTGCAAAGCCTGGTGGACCATATTGAAGTGACTGCGCTGGAGAAGTTTAAGGATGGTGATGAATGAGCTGGCTTTATTCGCAGGCGCTGGTGGAGGAATACTCGGAGGCAAGCTCCTTGGATGGCGCACAGTCTGCGCAGTTGAGTGGGAGCCATACCCAGCAAGCGTATTGTGCGCCAGACAAAATGACGGCCTTCTCGAAACTTTCCCGATTTGGGATGACGTACAAACCTTTGACGGCCACCCATGGCGAGGCATTGTTGATGTCGTATCTGGAGGCTTTCCATGCACCGACATTTCCATTGCAGGCCGAGGCGCAGGACTTGATGGAGAAAACTCCTCAATGTGGTATCACATGGCGCGGGTGGTTAGCGAAATTCGACCAAGATTCGTATTCGTGGAAAACAGCCCAATGCTCATTCATCGAGGAATCGGGCGAGTCCTTGGAGACCTTTCCAGTCTCGGGTATGACTCGAAATGGAATGTTATGGGAGCTGCCGACATTGGCGCACCGCACCAGCGCGACCGCATCTGGATTGTGGCGAACGCCAGACACGGGGGGGGGGGACATCTGGAATACTCAAGCAAGGCAAGAAT